TCTTATAGAATTCAGCAATATCCAATACATTACTTCTTAAAAATTTCAATTCACTAAGATCTACAGGAGCTGAGTATTCACTTGATTCTTTTGATACAGATTTATTGGTAGCTTTAAATGCGATGAATGGCATGGCCAAATAAAACGCATATTGAGCAATTTGTGGTTGAACGAAATTTCTCATGAAATTTGCTTCATCCGTATTTAAATTGTTAAACTTAACACCATCCTTCAAACGATCATAGAAAGTCTCTCCAATCCCTTCTTGGAGGTATGTATCTTGAGCCTGAATAATGTACGGTGTAAGTTTTGTATCATCAACATTGTCTTCAATTGGCGTTTGAGCTCTTAAGTACTCTGTTGATATAAAATAGACTACTGGTGTATATGACATTTTATTGGTTTTCTAATGTTTTATTTTCTACTTGTGAATCAGCTTGTTGAATAGGTTCTTCAGGATTTTGACTTAATACTCCTGAGTCATCAGCACTCACATAATTTTTTAATACGATCTTTTCTGTAAATCCTATTGTTTCAAGTAAGCCATTGATTGCTTCTTCCAATTGATTTTGTCTAATTGCAATATAGTATGTTTGAAACTCTGCCATTAGTTCTTTTCTCTCATCTGATGAACCCAATTTACCTGGTTGGAATGATACCAACTGAAGTGGCATTTCGTGAGCTTGTGTGATGTTTTTTTCTACCATGTCTTGTAACATGATAAATCTCTCATCAGAGTTATTTAAATTGATTGGAATTAACTCAGGTTTTTGATCACCACCATCACTATAGGTTAAAATGATTTTACCAGCCCCATCAGCTCCTTTGTAGTTTCTTTGAAATTCTCTATAGAATTGATTTTGTTCATCTTGAGTTGGAATACCTGTTCCAAAGTTCAAGATAAATGAAGGAGCAAATCCTTGACGAACTTGGTTGATATGAAACTTACCAATTTGATAATCCAAGTCAATGTAGTTGATTGCCGTTGAATAGTTAGCAATTGGATACATGTGAGTCATTGCAGGGTTAGGTTCAATGTAATAAATCAATTGACGACCTGTTCTATTGTTAGGATCAAATTTTCTAATGTACTCAGGTTTGTTTTCTTCTTTTTTAATATTAGCCCAATCCTTTGAATACCAAAAATAGTCTTCTTCATCTTCTTCTTCTTTGATACCAATTCTAACAGTATGGATTGGAATATAATTCAAATCAAATGATGTACCACCATTATTCCAAATTACTTCCATACAGAATCCATTATAAATTTCAAAATCTTTTGAGATATATAAGAACAATCTTTCAAGGTTATTTCTACGAGCCCATTGTTTTAATCTTTCATCAAGTAATGGTTTGTAACCAAAACCAGTGGACATTTTAACTTTCTTGTTAATAATTGCCTTATTTAATGGTGATCCAAAGTTATTGTATAACTCCAAGAGAAATACAGGATATAGGTTATCCTGACCAAATGAAATAAAATGATATTCACCCTTTTTAACAAATTGATAAATTGGTGGTACATAAGCCTCATTAAATTGGAATATTCTAACAGGTAGACCTTTTTCGTTGTTTGGTTTTTCTATGTTTTGTTCTACATTCATAATTAAGTAAATACATATTGTGTTTGACCTGTTGGTGCATATACAGGATCAGGTGTCGGAGTTGTTCCATAGATTGTTGCCAATCCTGTTTCAACCACATCGTTTATTGTTAAAGCAGAAGTAGAAAGTGTATTTCCTGTATTCTGCCAAACGGTATAGTCATATTGACCTGGCGTTAGATTCAAAGGAGATAAATCAATTGGGAAATAGTTATATCTATTCACATTAGCTGAAGTATCTCCAGTCAAAAATAACAAGGTCTCATCATGTAATTCTTTACCATTCAATTGAAGTATATAGGTAGTTGCACTTAATGGAAATGTTGTTTTCTCCAATAAAGTGAACGGTGTCAAAGTAGTTTGGTAATTCGCAATACTAATCATGCTTTTTTTATTAAATATTTTTGGTAGTTATTTGTTTTATTTATATATTTGTAGAAACAAAAAAGATATGGACAGACAAGAAATGATTTTTAAGAATACTTTGATTCGTGGAACAATGGGAATGTTGGACGATTCAAGAATGGAACGATATGATGAAGCTATGGACTTTTTAATGTCTGTAACGAACTCAACAACTGAAGATGATATTATCCCATTACTTCGTGGTAAAAGTTGTGATGAACTCATTCAAATCAATGTTAAAATGGGAAAATTTTTAAAACCAAGACCAGGTAATGGTGATTTCTCAAAAGCAATTGAGGCTATGTACTCAATGGGTGGAAATTACAAAGGGGATTAAAAAAAAAACCCCCATAAAAATGGGGGCTTTTAAAGAAAGGTCGAAAGACCCTGAAGAAATCTTATGCTACTGTGATTGTAGTTCCGATTAAGTTTCCGTTGATTAAGTATGCACCGTTTGCTGATTTCCAAGAGATAGATTGGTTAAGACCATTCATATCACCAAGTAATGTTCCAAGTGACGCATCACCAGCAGAAGCTCTACCTGAAGACTCTAAACCTAAGTAGTAGTAGTCACCAGCGTTAGATTTAACTACTGCGAAGAGTGGAGCTCTACCAAGTTCAACCATTCTGTTTCTTACATTACAATCAAGTGTTATCAATTTGATTGATAAAGTTGATTCATAGAATACAGTTCCGTTTTCTCTTGAGTAGTTACCTGTTTGTGTCAATCCTGCATGTTCGATATCTTGTTCGAATGAATATACAGTTAAACCTGTAGTTGAAATACCTGTGATAATACCACAAGAATCTTGTGTTACTTGAACATTATCAACCCATTCACCGATCCAAACTTTCTCAACACCACCTATTGAAGAACAACCCAATACATAACCATCTGTTAAATTACATGTAAAAGCCATATTATATTGTTTTTGTTTTTAGTTTATTTTTATAAAGGGGACTTTCACCCCTTTAGTTTTTTTAGTGTTGTCGATTACAGTTTGAAGTATACTACATAATCCCAGAACGCTGCGTTCACACCTTGTTTCCACTTAGAAGCCATTCTTACTTCTTGGTTATCCAAAGAATACCATAATTCGAAGTTTTCATAGTCATTCAATAAGTCCGTACCGAAATACATGTTAGACTTAGTAGAGATGAAGAACTTGTTAGTTCCGTTAAGACCTTTAACAGCGATCAATCTTACATTAGTACCAGGTACCATTTGAGAGAAAGACTCACCTTGATCTTCAGCACCTGTGTAAGCGAATAAGTTCGCGTTTCTCAATGCTGTTGCGTAAGTTCTGTAGAAGTCATATCCACAGTATACATACAAGTCATCCATGTCGATAATGTTAGCTGGAATTACATTCACAGCGTCATCAACTAATCCGATGATGTTAGAAGCTGTGATAGCTGTTGCGTTAGTAACATTACCATCTACTACAGATCCTGAATAAGTAACATCAGCCAATCTGATGAAACCATCACATAAAGCTAAGTTACCTGAGCCTGAAACTGTATTACCTTGCCAGATTAAACTGTCAATCAAAGAAGAAATTTGTGATACTTTCTCCTCAGCGTAGATTTGCTCGAAAGGGATTTGTGTGTTATATGAACCTGGATTCATCATTGCTTGTGTATAGTACTCTTCTAAAGTGTCAAGACAGATTGACTCGTTCACTTTTAAAGGACACACATTTAATGTTTGTTGTGTTAAGATAGTAGTACCTGTGTTTGAAAATCCACAACCACCTGCCTGTGCTATCAAGTTAGAAGACAATAGGTTGATGGATGCTGCTGATTTAATATCAGGTTGAACTGTTAAAAATCTTGTTGATCTACCACCTAAAATCATTTTTTTGATTAACGCCATACGCTCTTGATCTACATACGCCGTTAAGCCTGCTACATTTAAACTCATTTTTTAATTCGTTTTATTAGGTTTATTTTTATTTTCCACCAAAAAACTTCATCTTCTCTTCTTTCCCTGCAGTTTTAGTGAAGTGTTGTTTTTTAGTGATTGATTCCGCTGATGGTTCAGCAGCAAATTTTGAGAATTTCTCATTTAAATCTTTGTTTGTGTTTTTAATTGAATCAATTTCTGATTTCAATTCACCAATCAAAGAAGTTAGTTTTGAAACTGCTTCAAACATGCTTTTCATGTCATCTTTTTCTTCAGTTTCTTTGGTTTCTAATTCGTTGATAAATCCATTCTCGTCAGTGTAGATTACTAATCCACCTTCTAATTCATGTTTACCAGCTGGAGCTTTAACAAAGTTACCTTCTGCATCCTTAACCATTACCTCATCACCAACAGATAAAGCATCACCCTTAGAAAGGATCATTACTTCAGTACCGTCAGCAAGTTTGGATTCGATTTTGTTTGGGTAGTCAGCCATTTTGTCTTTTTCACCACCTGGTTTCTCAACGATTGAACCTGTGTCTTTTTGTTCTTTTGTTGTGTAATCTGCCATTTCTTCTCGATTTGTATTAGCTGGTTGTTCTTCAGCTTTATACTCGTTTATTGCTTTGATTTCACCCGCAGCTACTGTGATTGTTTTTCCGTTATTCAAAAGGTAATCACCGTCAGGAAGTGGAGCTTCTTTTTCAGCAGCTATGTTAACCACTTTCTCTCCAACAGCCAAACGATCACCTAAACAACGAATAATCTCACCTGTTGCAGCAGTGTAATCAGTTGCAAACTCTTCTCTTTCGAAGAGCTCTCTAATTTTTGCTATAAGACTTGTTTTTTTGTTCATAATCACTTGTAATTATATTTGTTTATTTTTTGTTTAATACATCAGGTTATTTGACCTCATCCTTGAATTTAATCAACGACTTCATAGATTTTCCGAACTCTACAATTCTATCTGTAATACCTTTTCCTTTTATCCATTTAATCTTCTCATCTACTGATGTGTATTCTATCCAAATCAAAAGGGAGGCAACAAATTTGGTGAAAGCCCAATCAAACCAAATGTAATTTCTTGCAATCTCATTTATCATAAATCTATCCACCAAAAATGAGAACACTAATGCCGTGAAATAGATTATCAATTTTCTCATTAATCCCAATCTTGTCTTTCTTGAAGTAACCTCTTCTTTTTTCTGTCTTGCATACCAACGACCAACAAATGTGTCGATCACTGAAGCAAAAGTTACAAGAAGTGCTAAGGGTAAAAGTGGACTAATGAATGCTAAAAAGATTAATAAAAATTGTTTCATTGTATATTTAGTAATTTTTTTATTCTCTCTTTGATTAAATCCTCGTCAACATATGATTTTAATGTAGATTCAATCTCCATTAATAATTTGTCAACCATGTCATCTTCATATTTTTCAATGAAATATCCTTCCAATGAGAAACCATTAT